AGCGGCAGCTGCAGGCCAGCACTGCCGATCTGGTGGAGCTCACCCACGAGCCGCAGCAGCGGGAGCACCCGGCTGCCGCCCCACCGGAACCTGAACAATCGCAACCCTCTAGCATGGAAGAGCATGTATCGGCCCCGCCCGAAACGATGACCGTCGAAACCCAACAAGACGCCCGTTCGGCCGCTGAGGTCGAGCGTGAGCGCATCAAGAGCATCAACGCCATCTGCCGCCAGCACGGCATGCCTGAGGGCATGGCCGACGATCTGGTCGACGCTGGCGCTTCCGTTGACCAGGCCCGTGAGCAGGTGCTGGGCAAGATCGGCGCCCGCAGCCGCGAGCTGCAGCCCGGCGGCCTGCACGTCGAGGCTGACGCCCTGATCGGGATGGATCAGCGCGACCTGAAGCGCTACTCGATGATCAAGCTGCTGCGGCACATGGCCGAGCCGACCAATCAGTCCCTCCGCGATGCCGCCGGCTTTGAGCTGGAGTGCCACAACGCTGCCGAGGCCAAAGCCGACCGTGCCGCCAATGGCAAGTGGGTTCCGTTCGACGTGGTGGTCGCCAAGCGCGACCAGACCGTCGGCAACTTCGGCAAGGGCGGCGCCCTGGTCGGCACCGAGCTGCTGGCCGGGTCGTTCATTGATCTGCTGATCAACCAGTCGGCGCTGCTCCAGTCCGGCATCACCACCCTGGCGGGCCTGACCGGCAACGTGGACATTCCCCGGAAGACCGCTGCATCGCAGCACTACTGGGTCGGCGAGGACGTTGACGTCACCAACAGCGACGCCACCTTTGGCCTGATCTCCAGCACCCCCAAGACCATCGGCGTCCGAGTGCCGGTGTCCCGCCGGTCCCTGATCCAGACCACTCCGGACATTGACACTCTGGTGCGCCAGGACATGGCCGAGCGCATGGCGCTGGGCGTGGACTCCAGCGGCCTGTACGGCAGCGGCTCCAATGCACAGCCGCTGGGCCTGCGCAACGTGACCGGCATCGGTTCGGTGACCTTGGGCGGCGGCGCATCTCAGGTGTACCCCGCCAACCTGGGCAGCGGCACCCACGATTCCGGCGACTGGGCCGACTACATCGACCTGCGGGCAGCCTGCACCGCGGCGAACGTGAACGTGGGCAGCGCCCGCTACATCATGAACGCCATCACCGAGGCCGGCGGCATGAAGACCCTGCGGGCTTCGGCTGCTGGGTCGGACTACATCGTCTCGGACGCTGGCACCATCGGCCGCCATCCGGTCCTGGTGTCCAACCAGGTGCAGACCAACGACGTGTTCTACGGGGTGTTCTCGGATCTGGTCCTGGCCACCTGGAGCGGCCTGGACATCGTCGTGGACCCCTACACCCAGTCGGCCAAGGGTCAGGTGATCTACACCGTCATGCAAGATCTGGACTGGGTGTGCCGCCGGGCCGCCAGCTTCGCCCTGGGAAGCTGATGGCCTGGATCGTCCTCCAGACCGCCTGCTGCATTGCAGGCGAACAGTGCCAGCCGGGACCTGATCCAATTCAGGTCTCCTCTGCCGATGCCAAGCTGCTGATCTCCCAGCAGCTTGCCCTGCCGGCGGAGGCGCCGGCCCCGGCCCCGGTCGAGGCGCCGGTGTGCAAGCCCCGCAACCTGAAACCCCCCGTCGCTGACAAATGACCATCCAGAACCTCGGCGGCAAAACGACCGCCTTCCAGCTTCACGCCTGCGCCGTCGTGGCCCTGGCGAGCACCACCGGCGCCGGCCAGGTCGGCGGATCTGCCGCCACCGTGGACCTGTTGCCCTACGAGGGTGACGTGACGTTCTCCCTGGACCATGCCGCCGCCGGCTCTGGCGTCACTCTGACCGCCAAGATCCAGCACAGCGACACCACGACCGCCGGCGATTTCGTCGACGTGACCGGGGGCGCGTTCACTGCGGCTGCCGCCAACACCGCCGGCTTCGCCACGCTGACGCTGAACAGCGACATCCTGCGCCGTTACGTGCGGGTGCTGTTCACCACCTCCGGTGGTACCAGCTCCGGTGCCGTGAGTGTGATGGGTCGGGGTTCGGCGAAGTACCTCTGATCGATGATTGACGCAGACCTGGATCTGCTGTTCAGTTTCGGCGCCAGCAGCGTGACTGCGGGCGCCGTTTCTGGTCTGGGGCTGCTGATGATGCCCGGCGAGATCATCGCCGATGGGATGGTGCTGACGACGGACTATGAGCTGACGGTGAAGACCAGCGAGTTCGGCAACCTGCAGTACGGGACCGGAATCGTGGTTGACGCCGTGCCCTACACCGTGCGGAGCGTGATGCCGATCGATGACGGCCGGCTGAGCATCGTGCGGATGCAGGCGACGGCGATCGAGAGCCCTGCGCCTGCGGGCCCGGCGGTGCTCGAGGGCGACAGCGTGGACACCGACAGCGAGGTGGTGCTGGACGGCGGCACCCCGAGCACGGTCTACATCTACGACAACGTCATTGACGGAGGGGCGCCATGAGCGAACGGATCACCAGGCTGCGGATGCGAGGCGGGACAGCGGCCGAGTGGACAGCGGCCAACCCGGTACTGCTCTCCCGTGAGTTCGGCATTGAGACCGACACTCGGCGCCTGAAGATGGGCGACGGCGCGACCGCCTGGGCCAGCCTGCCGTACTTCCTGGCTGGTGCTGACGTGCGGGGGCAGGTGAGCCGGCTGACCAGCCATCAGATCCCCTCCGCGGCCCAGGGCGTCTACCGGGCGATCGGCGCCACCGGCACGCTGGACACGACCACAGCGAGCGGCCTGGCGCTGGGCACGACGGACACGATGGGCCTGCGCAACAGCAACGGCAACACCGTGCTGCTGCGAGTGTCGGGATCGGTGGAGGCGACGGCCGGGAACAACAACACCCTGGCCCTGAAGCTGGCCGTGAATGGCGTCGTGATCGATGCGACCGAGACCCATGCGATCCACGGCAGTGGCGGCCAGGATGCGAAGCTGACGACGACGTGGATGGTGTCGCTGCCAGCGAACGGCGAGGTGTCGATGCACCTGGCGAATCTGAGCGCATCGGCCGACATCACCGTGACCAGGGCCCGGCTGGTGGCGAGCCAGGTGCATCTGTGAGGGCCGCTAGCATGAGGGCACAGGAGGCGCGATCATGACCCTCGGCGCAACATCAGGGTTTCTGACCCGCGACCTGGGCACCCTGACCAGCGCCGGTGTCGGCACAGCCCGCGAGAGCACGGGCGTTGACCTGACGTTCCAGGTGGTCGTGTCGAGCATCGGCACGAATGTGGTCGTGGCGTTTGAGGGCAGCCTGGATGGCACGAGCTACGGCCGCCTGAGCGATGGCGTGGTGGACAGCTACACGATCACCGCGAACGGCACCTACCTGTACCAGATGCGCGGCCCGGTGCGATTCGTGCGGCTGCGGCTGGTGAGCGTCACCGGCGGCACGCCGAGCGTGACGGGTACCGTCGGGACTGGTCGATGATTCCGGACGACTATCCGATCATGGTGGCCCAGGGCGGCACCTACCAGCTGGACGTGCAGCTGCTGGACAACGTGCGGCCGGTGACGCTGACGGCCGGCAGCGACCTGATCGGCCTGCGGTGCCATGGATTCGTGGCAGGCGACCTGGTGGGCTTCCGATCGGACGCCGGGACGTTCCCCTGCGGCATGGCCGGGGTGGCGGGCTACTACGTGATCAGCAGCGGCCTGACCAGCGATGCGTTCAAGGTGAGCACGACGGTGGGCGGCGCGAGCATCGGGATCAGCCCGATCGCTGAGGATTTGACCGGCATCGGCTACGAGGTCGGCAAGGCCGTGAGCCTGGTCGGTGCGACGCTGGATGCTGACGTGAAATCCACGATCAACGGCTCACTGGTCGCATCGTTCACCGTGACGCCCCTGACCGCCGCGGCCGGCACGTTGCGGATGAGGCTGGCCCCGGCGACGACCCTGGCGATGCCCGCCAGCGACCAGTACGCCTACGACCTGAACTACCAGGTGGGCGGCGACAGCTACTACCCCATGGCTGGCCAGCTGACGGTGCTCGGCACCAGGAGCCGCCCATGAGCGCGAGCGTGATGGAGCAGGGCCGCGCCGGTGTGTCGGTGTCAGTGCCGGGGCAGCGAGGCCCTGCCGGGATCATCCGACGCCGGACGGTGGCCGGCACGAGCTACACCCTGACGATCGAGAACCAGAGCGAACTGCTGGTGTTCACCAGCAGCAGCACCGTGACCGTGACCTACCCGGCTGGGCTGGGGGCCGAGTTCGAGTGCCTGATGCTGCAGTACGGCACCGGCCGGGTCGTGGTCAGCGCTGGAGCTGGCGCCACACGACGGGCGGCGACGAGCGCGACGGGCACGGCCTACCAGTATGCGACTGCCAGTGTCATCGCCCTGCCGACCACGGATGAGTTCCTGCTGACTGGGGAGGTGAGCGCAACATGACCCATCTGGTGCCGGTGTTGAGGCCCGTCCTGGGCAGCCCGTTCCGGCGGGCATCGCTCTATCGAGCAGCTGGCGAGATGCCGAGTTGGCACATCGCCCCGGTGCGAACCGGCACGGTGACGGATCTGATCAGCGGATCTCAGATCATCACCTTCACCAACAGCTCACCGGCGATGGGCTTCAACAGCTCGGGCCTCCTGGTGCTGCCAACACCCAACGTGCCGTTCATCGAGTACGACCCGGCGACGGGGGCGTGCCTGGGCTGGCGGGTGTGGGATGCGGTGACGAATAGCATCCGCAACAACACCATGGTGGGTGCGGTTGCGGGAACGCCGGGAACGTTGCCGACGAATTGGTCTACTAGCCTGCCGGCAGGATTGACGCGGCAAGTTGTCGGTGTTGGAGCTGTCAATGGCATTGAGTACATTGATATTCGATTTAGTGGAACACCAACAATCACCAGCAACATCCAAATCAAGCCAGACGGCAATGCAGGAGCAATCGCCGCCACGGCCTCTCAGTCGTGGGCCATTTCATCTTGGGTCGCCGTCGTGGCCGGGTCAACTGCGAACCTGTCCAGCCCCAGACTTGCTCTGAATGACTACTCGGCTGGACCCACGTACCTGCGAACTACGATTTACGCAAGCAATGTCCTCAGCGCGGGTTCAACGTTTGCGAGAGTTTCTGGAGTCAATACTACTGGCGCGTCAACAACCATCGTTGAGCCGCTATTCCTGTTCGATGTAACAAGCGGCCTTGCCGTTGACATCACAATCCGCATCGGCCTGCCGCAACTGCAGCAATCGGCAACGGTTGGTCCAGTGGTCAAGACCAGCGGCCTCACCGCCAGCAGCACGGCGGACGTGGCGAGCATCACTGGCGCGGCGTTTGCGGGGATCTGGAATGCTGTTGAAATGACGATCTATGCGGAAGGATTCGTAAGGTCTCAGGCTACTGCTGCTGCTTATCCGCGCCTCTTTACTGCAGTTGGAGCAAATCCCGGAAATGATGAGATCGGGATTTACACAAGGGCCGGCGTGGGAATCGATGACGGCATGATCTTTGCTTCCTCAACTATTTCTGGCGTGACTCAGGCCGATCTGACTCCATTAGTGGGATCTGCCGTGAATAACTACAAGTCTGCGTATGCGTTCAAGGCCAATGACTTTGCCCTCTGCAATAACGGCATTACCCCATCTGGAACGGCGATTGACACCAGCGGCAGCCTTCCAAGTGTGAGCGAGTTTCGGATTTATGGCCAGGCGCGATTCCAGCCGCAGCCAGCCGGCTACATCCGCGAGATGGCGACTCTCAAGTCCCGCCGCCCCAACACCAACCTCCAAGCCATGACTCAATGATGCGCCACTACACCCTCCGCTTCCCCGACCACCAGGCCGCCCATGATGCCGCAGGTGGGGCCGGCTACCTCGACGACGACGGCGAGCTGGTGAGCCTCGGCCACAAAGGTGCCCTCGACATCATCGGCGAAGTCACGATCCCGGGCACCTACGACGAGGACGGCGACGAGCTGACCCCGCCCACCCCGCTGCCTGGGTTCTACGTCAACCTGGCCATCCCCGGCCCGCTGCCCCGCACTCTGGCCCCATTCCGCACCGCCTACGGCTCAGGCGGGCGGATCTTCGCTGGCACCGAGCCCGACCCAACAGCCTGGCCCCCAACCCCAACCCCATGACCACCCGCCGCGAGCAGATCCTGTCCACCTGGGCCGCAGCCCTCGCGGGGATGCCGCAGGTGTCGGGCCGGATCTGGCGCAGCCGGGTGGAGCCGTTGCAGCGCAACGAGTCGCCCGGCATTGCCTTGGAGTGGATCGACGACAGCCCGGACGTGCGGACCAGCCTGCCGTTCCTCGACTGGACCCTGCAGGCCCGGGCGGTGGTGATCGTGCGCGATGCCCAGCCGGACGTGATCGCGGATCCGATCGTGGCTGAGATTCACCGGCGCACGATGGCCAGCACGGCCCTGTGCGACCTGACGATTGACGTCATGCCTGGCCGGACCACCTGCGAGCTGCTGCAGGCCGATTCCCCAGCTGGCCTGATCACCGTGCCATTCGTGTTCAACTACCGTACGAGTGAAGCCGACCTGGAGGCCTGA